CTTTATCGTAATCGGTATAGAACTTAAACTCTTCTATTTTGAAGAGATGGGTCTCTGCAGGGAGCGGATCGTTCATATATTGTGAATAAAATTCGACGAGACCTTTCTCCACCTTTAGACGATCAATATCCTCCATAGAATAGATTGATGGGAAAAGAGGTTGTCCTGTGTCCTTATCATAAATAGCCTCAATTTCAATATGATATTGATCTTTCTGCGGCAGGTTAGGGTTGTTTGTCAGAATATACTGATATACATCATCCAAATGCCAGCGAGTGCCAACGACCAGGAGAAGACCAGTCGGATTGAGAATTGAGATCAAATCAATGAACCACCGCTTCTTTCGCTCCCTTACAGCAAAAGACTCTCTATCATCGTTGTTGCAATTGAAAAGCCAGCATTGGACTCCGTTTCGCCTAATAAGGATTTTATGGTTCGGAATTTCCACACAGTAGACGTAATCATCGTATTCTTGGCGATACCAATGTTTATTTCTTACACACGCCTCATTAAATTTTTCTTTGGTCTCGCCTACTCTATATACAATAGTATCATGTTCTTTTCCATCTGGTGTTACGGTATAAGAATTATATGTGCGTTTTGAAGCATTTTTGCCTGCTTTCAAACATAACTCATGGAGATCATCGGCCATTTTTGGTGAAGATGTACCAAATATACGTTCATTGTGTGATGACCAATAACCATCACCAATAAAATATGCTTCTAGGAATAAATCAATTTGTTCTTTAGGAAGATCAAAAATAAACCGAGGTATAAATTTCTCTATTGCATAATGACCAAACTGGTGCAAATAGGTAGCAAGCACAGTAGAATTGATAGTAAAATTAATATTTTCAGCACTCTTGTATTCTTTTACCTTATAAGGAAGTTTTGACATTACTTTACGAATATATTCGCATGTCTCTGGATTCTTTACATACGAATGTGTTATCATTATTCGACTAGGTTTAGTCCATCTTGCTTGAATACATCCCTCGGAAAGATAGAGTCCAAGGAAGGGGAGAAAATCATCCATGGGAATAACTTTCTCTGTTTCTTTCGCCCCATTCCTATATTCAGCAGCTTCCAAGACGAAAAATTCTTGTCGCACACCAGTCCAATTAAATGTCTTTTTGAATTTACCATACATTCCTTCTATTTCAGATGCAGGATATTTTTCATAATCATTAGAATGGCCTTTCTTAAAAAGCATATTGTGGTCTGGAGTTACGAGGAAATTACAATGCTTATGATTTACACCAATCATTTCGCCCTTATATGGTTTCTTTATAAGTCGTGTTGGTGATTCATAATACATATTGTCTTCGTCATCAATGGTAGCGAATTGGTCATTCATTCCCACGTCTTTAAAATACTTCCATCCTTCCTTTGTTAAAACCTCTGTTTCTTTATCAAAGCAAAGATCATCAACAATGATTACATCATAGTGTTCCGACACAATGGCGCTCATTGCTCCTTTCGCTTTGATACTGGGCTCTTTGTGAACAGAGCGCGGAAACAATTGAATTTCTCTTTGATTGTAAGATTCGACGGGATCATACCCGAAGAACTCTTTCAGATTCGGATTGTTCTTCAGATGCTGCCTTACCTCGGAAAGAATCTGAATTGCCATGTCTTCTGTAGACGAGGTAAGAAGAATACGCTTATCAAAAGTTCCACCAGTAGCAACCCAATCTTCCATGAGAATATCAATGATATTGGCAACGGAGTAAATGGTTGTCTTGTAAGTTCCACGAGGCTTCATCAAAAGGATACGCTGACGTCCCGATTTCTTGATTTCCTCGTAACGGTCACACCATTCTTTATGTTTTGGGCCTAATTTATCATACTCAAGAATATATTTTGCTATATTGTAAAGGGAAAGTTGTTTCCCATGATAAACAATAGACGCCATTTACTCCAGTTTCTGAATATAGGACGGGATAATAATTGTCTTATCTCCATCATTTTCCTGAAGTTCTCCTTCAAGCTTGGCCTTAAGTTCAATGAGTCTGCGCTTCTCAACAATAACTTCGAGATAGCCCTTTGTGCCCTCCTTACCTTCAGCCAGCATTTTCTTTTCCGCTCTCATCAAATTAGCAATACCTTCTTTGACGATATCGATATTTGTGAGATTCTCGATAGAAACCATTTCCAACGAAATATCAACTGGCGCGGGTATGATTTCCTGATTGTCGTCGTAAAAAACATGCTTGGCATGGTTGGAAATTACACCGATTTCAACGTAAAAACCATCAGAAGCAAGGCGTTCTTTGAGAGTTTTGAAATCACATTCTGCGTTAAAAATTGCTGGATCAACGATTGCGGCAATTTTGGGATTCTGACAAATAATACATCCCTTAATATTCTTATTTTTGATCAGAGAAATATCAATACCTTCCATGGCTATCTCCTCATTATATATTACTCCCATAACATATTTAATACTTCCCCCTGATTACTCCGACATTTATGGAAGAACCATAATTATTAAATAGTTCTCAAAACTAATAAGTTTGTATGAAAACCATAAAAGAGGAGGTTTACGACCTTATTAAATCAAGAAATCCACGCCTGGCGAGGGTCTTGAAAGAATGTTCCGTCTATCAGTATATCGACATGCCTTATTCTGAACTCTTCGAGAAGCATGGTAAGAACATGTCCATTGAAGCAATCTCCTGCATGATGGCCGATGTATTTGTTAACGACGAGCGCGTTACTAATAATATGGCCATGAGAACCGAACTTTTCAATGCAAGGGCAATACTCAAAACTGACTTTGGATTTATCGTTGCAGATGCTCTCGGCATTGGAAGAAACAAAGCACAATACTTTGTTGATCAGGCTCTCATCGCAGGATATTTCATAAGACCACCGAACACCCTTGATAATAATGCGAAATTCATTCGTCCTGCAACTGTCACTAACGATGAATTGCACAGAATGTATGTCAGGATCTGCAACGTGAATGGAACTGAAATTACCAAGGAAGGATTCGCTATCTTCGCAGGTAAGAAGACCGAAGACGAAGATTACATTGGGGAATAATTATGCAAATCATAAGAGACTTTTCAGTTGGTACGGCCCATGGAAGGGCTGTTGAGCGCGTAGTAAAGCGCGGCATGTATCTGAAGACTGAAGATAACGAGGAAACACTTGAACTCGAAGAGCCCCTCAACGTGTTTATTCCTAACCCCCTGGAACAGCCACGCATTTCTCCTTCTTGCATGTTCCGAGAGAATGCCATGGAACAATACGTCAGTGACTTGCTCAATGGAAGCGATAAGGAATTCGTATACACTTACCACGACAGACTTTTCGCTTATCCACTCATGCGCGATAATCTTGTCCTCGACCAGATGAACGAGGTTCTAGTCGCTCTGAAGCGCAATCCTATGACTAGGCGCGCGCAAGCAATCACATGGGTTCCTGAAATTGATCTGCGGAGCAAAGAACCACCTTGCCTTCAGCGCATCCAATTCCTCATCCGTGGTGGCAAACTGAATATGAGCGTCGAGTTCAGGAGCCGCGACATTCTTTCTGCCATGGGGCCAAATATGTATGCCCTGACACGAATGCAGGAAATGGTCGCGCGCACCCTTGGCGTTCATGTCGGATGGTATTCTGATACCTCTGTCAGTGCCCATGTCTACTTCAAGAGAGACATTGCAGAATTGACAAAATTCATGCCAGAGATAAATGACGTCGATGCTTTTTTTAATGAAGTGCGTGAGAGGAAATACTAATGCATCTTTTGACCGCTGAAGAAATGAAAGAGATAATCGTTGAAAAGTATTATCCAATTAATTCCAAGGATGCAGAACTCGCAAAGAGTCTGCAGATAATACCATATGACAATGCGAACATTGCAGCATGGAATTATCTTCCGAAGTTCTCAATGAATCTGACATTCCAACGCAATTTCTCCTTAAGCAGAGAATTGCTTGCTCAAGATCCAGAACTTGTCAAAACACAATTGTCGGCCACCTACTTTTCCATCCTCCGTAAGATTTTGGAGGTGGCCCGTGATCACAATATCGCCTCGGCAGATATAAAATCAATACCATTTCTGCCTATGAAGGTCGTTGTCGATCCTTACCTGACGTCTCCTGGAATCATAATAATGCATCCAGAAGATTTCATTGCGGCGTGGAAATTCCGTTAATTCTTTTTTGAGAAAAAAAGTTATCCTCAACAAGGTGCTAACCTTGTCGATGGAAATGTTGAAGTAATGTTTCCATGGGTAGATGCATAATTGAAACTGAATGAATTGGAGAACTGTCCATTCATACTTATGCGAGATGAATAAGACGATTCAGACGTCGGAATTGAAATTGTCGAGTTGTCGCTGCACTTGTTATATCCCTCGATAGATGATATCGAAGAGCGTGCTCTCATCGAACCATCTGCATCAGATATCATAGCGGTAAGAGATACCCCATTGGTCAGGTTCGGCTGAATTGCACTGGACATCGAAGTTTCCGAAGCAAACATTCCCCTGTTCAGATCAACAGTAAATTCTGACGATGCCTGCTCACTGAATGGTGCGGCGTAGAAAAAATCTCCCTGCGAAGACATCATTGAATAAACACCTTCGCCACCAATAAGCCTGCCACCAAAGCCACCATTGTCATATGCTACGGCGGTAGAAGACATTATCGAATTGTCATAACCAGAACTTTTTCCCTCGACGATTCTTGCATACTGCGTTGCACCATTGATGCCATTCATATCAAAGGTATTTACCTTCGAAGAGAACAGTCCTTCCGAAGTTTTCATAACCGAATCCTCGGATATTTTTGCTGTGCCAGAACAAATCCCAGTCATCTGCATAGAATAACTGGAGTCTGCCATTGCAAAACCTATAACAAGCATCATAAGGGCAATAACCATAATGGCAAATTTCTTCATATGTCGTCTCCTGTTTATAGTAATTTAATTTCAAAATATAAAAATAAACGAGGTAACGACTACTAAATTAGCATAGATTAGGAGAAATTAGTATTTGGGATTGGTAATCATGTAATTATCGATTACCATCAGGCTGAACATCCCAGACATACCATTACCTGACAATTCCCTGTCGGTAAAATACCACTGCTGCGTGCCCCAGTAATTAACCTCGGACTCATAGATGTAAAGTTTATCAATGGTATTCTCATCGCCCTCTAAATTATGAGTGCATTCATGCACAATTATGTTCATAATAATCATGTCTGGATAAGATTCTTTCACCAGGACGACTACACGCTCCGAATTATACATCGTATAACCAGCGCAATCGGCATTAGGATAATTTTCCTCATGTGCCACAATTACCATAAATGTCTCATTCTCATTGGGAAATGGGACTCCATTGGTGTCTAGGTAATAACGAGATTCGTTTGGCTCGATGAAATTAAATCCATATGCATTAGGAGCAAGCATTAGCGCGCGCCTTACACGCTCTTCGTCAGACTTTTCTAAAACCATTACATCGTAGATCTTGATGTGTTCTGTAGACTTGCCAGTTTTGTTCTCAACTACAGTAACTTTATGAGTATAATGATAATATCCAAGGCCAAAATAAAGACCACATTGCAGAAAAATAATGAATAGAAACATTATAGCCAGTTTCTTCCAGTCCATCTCGATCATCCCCGCTATAATATTGCTCTCTATGATAATTAATTAATAAGGTAAGAGAATAAAAAGGGGTTTAATTGGATTCTCTTACTACCCATGGTTCGGGCAACTTCCCATTGGCCACCTGCTTCCAGCGCTTCTTGAGCGCATCGGGAGCATCGGGCTGTTCTTTGAGAAGTTGACTTGCCTTTGTCCGAAGCACGGCAAAAATCTGCGGTGGAATTGATACAATCTGTCCGTCGCAGTTCGGATCGAGAATAGAATAGAACTCATAGACTCGGAACGGGTCATCTCCGATGCCAGTCATCGAAGCATAAATACCATTGGCAATCTTGAGCCCCTGATCTTTCTCCGTAAAGATATGACGTCTGTTGAAAGCCTTTGTTGTAGCGAGGGCCAGACATACGCAGGCCGCCGTTGTTGAATGGTAATCATGGTCTGCATTGAGCAGTTTTTCCATGAAGGCTGGGAATTTTTCCTCGTCCATTTCTGCAATCTCGGCAAACCAACCCTCAATAACGTCTACTGGAATCTTGCGCGCATTCTTTTTACGGAACTCTGCAAGCATTTTCTTCTGTTCTTCATTGAGTTTTGACTCGTCGAGTTTCATTGGGGTGTTGTTGGTCTCAAGAACCCCTGTTTCTTTCTTTGCTGATAATGATACGTCTGACATTTTGTTACCTCCACTGATTTGCACTTATAATTGCAATTGCTGCTGTCGTAAGAATTCCAATTACAAGCCACTGCCACCATGCCAGTAATGACACGATAAACAGCAGGAACAGTAGAACGATAGAAGACCATGCTACCAACGCAATAATCATCAGTGCAATCAAGATTATTCCATTTGCCGTATCGTAATTCATTCGATATATCTCACATCGACTGGAAATTCTTTTAGTTCTCTCCAGTAAAGAAACGATACCCCAGACTTTCGACGGTGAATAAGAGGTTCACCATGCACGTCAACAAGGCAAAGTTTTCCAATGATACGATTGTAAGTGTCATAGGATACTTTCATTCGACTCTTTATCCAAAGAGACCTAGCGCTCTCTGAATTTTCAGAACCAAAGGGCACTGAATTAAAGAAGTCAGGGAAAGTGGTTCCCTGTGTTTTCGTAACCGCTTTTACCATATATACATATATATGATTAAAAGTATATATAATTTACTGCTTATGAGAGAACTCAATAAGGTCTTTAAAGGCTTGTTCTAGTCCATTGGCCGCTTCTCTTGGAATAGAATTGTAATCGTGGCATAACATATCGCCCAATTCATCAAAGAGAATGGTATAGAACTGTGTGTAAGCAAGCCAGAAATTATATGCAGATACGACTGGAAGTCCTTTTTCCATATCTTCCTTATACTGCATCATTTTTTTGTTCCCATATCTCATCCGCTCGCCGATAAATTCTATCCAGACCAAGCCATCGAAATTCTTCAGATCGCTTTGAGAATGTTTTAATTCACCAGCGGCTATAACACCATGCAGTGCCTTGAGACATTCCTCATGACACTGATGATCAACACACTCCCCATCCTCGTTTCTCTTTTCGAGAAAAAGAAGTGTTTTGTATGCGCTGATTCTATCATCCATATCCTAACGAACTCCAATATTGTCTCTCGATATAACCATCCGAGTCGATGGAAGTGCATGATTTTTCTGTCGCAACCCAAAGTTCATCACATTTGGTAGAATTAAGGAACTCCAGATCTGCATCAGAAAATCGTGCGGCTCCCCATGGTGGCGGATGATTATGTATAACAATTGCTCCTTCTACTAAATAAAGGTATTCTCCTGGAACCGATGCTGACGACTCATTACCGACGAATTGTGCAAGAATTTCTCCAGTTTCATCGTCGACAATAATAAGATGCTCGATAGGTTCGGAACGTATTGACCATGCTGCATCTAAAGCACCTTGGGGATCGTCACCAAAGCCATAGACAGTCGGAAGTTCCGACGTATCAATTACATACGCCGCCGCGAACATTATTAATATCAACGACGCAATGCAATAAAATACATAATCATCGGGATCTATTCTACCCATCAATCCACCTTTACGAGTTTTTCTTTCCACGTCGATTCGTAGATAGTATTCAGATTCCTGTCTTTTCTGTTTTCGAGAAGTTCAAGTTTCATCGTCTCATTATCAACACGACTGATTCTTATAAAGAATGCCCTGTTAGTAGAATGCGACGGAATATTGAACATTTCCTCGGGAATCGGATATTTCATCTCAATCATTTTCTTTACCTCACTTGAATGACTGGAGTGCGCGCACTCCATAAACCTGACCGAAACATTGGGGCCAGTAAATTCTGAAGGGAGATTTCTCTGCCTCTTCGTGATTGTCTGTATATCTGACAACCCATTCATCGATGGTAGCAGGCGAAACCACATTGGGCTTTCTTATTACCTGCGCGGCAATTGTGGATACGATGTAAATTATATCCTTATCAAGATTGTTTACATCGAGGCCAGTTATGCTTAATTCACCCTCGTCGGTATGAAATGATGTCTGAATAACTGGAATGCCTTTGATAACACCAAGTTCTGCAGGTTTGAATTTCGGAATAACTCTTACAACCGTGCCACACGGCTGAAGTCGAATAACTTTATCGTCCTCGGTAATCAGCCGTATGACATGCTGGGTCATATTCAGAAACTTCAAAACACACCTTCCAGTGGAATATTCTGCTTCAGAATATCAAGATTTGAATGAAACAGAATATAATCTCCCTTGGACATATCGACGACAAATTTCTTTACGTCGGGTTTCCAATGTGTTTTCGCAAGGTAATACTTTTTCGTCGATTTGAAGAAGCGGATAACGTAAAGAACATCCGCTCCCTGCTGCTTCAGGTCAACAATCGAGTCGAGTTTTACCTGATCATCTTCATTTATTCGACGGTATCTGACTTTCAGATTTGGATACTGCATTTCTGTCTCCAAATAAATCTTTTTTTATTCGAACTACGAGCATTTTCTGTGCTGAATTTAGTAATCCAGACGTCATACAGACATCATGATGACATGGGTTATCGAGGTAAGATTCAACCTCCGCCTGCAACGCATCGAGATATGCAATGCGCGCGTTTTCCTGATATTGCAGGTGCTCAAAAACCAATGAAATCATTTCATCATATGACACATACGGATGTTGTCTTAAAACAGGTTCTGGAACTATACGAAAATATAGTTTCCTTATT